CATAGATTGTACTATTTAGAAACAGTACTACCTATAGTAAGGAAAGTAAATTTTGCATTTGAACGGTTCTTTGGATTCGATCTAGTTGAGGACATGAGTGGGGTTCCCGCCATGCAACCTGAACTAAAAGATCAAGCAGCGTATTATAGTACCCTAGTAAATACAGGTATTATATCGCCAAACGAAGCCAGAGAACATTTACGAATGGAGCCGTTAGAAGGACATGATGATTTAAGAGTGCCTGCTAACATAGCAGGCTCAGCGGCCAATCCGTCGGAAGGCGGAAGACCCGAAGAAGAGGAAGAAAACGATGGCGAATAAAAAAGCTATATTAAAACAACTTGCTGATTATTTTGCTGAAAAAGGTAAAGTTTTATCCGTTAATGAATATAAAGCGGCAGACGACAGACCTATGAGATATATGGTCGCCAAGAGACCATTCGGGTCTTGGTCACGCATGCAATCTATGTTAAAGGTAAACTTTCCTGAGCAATGGGAAAAGACACAAGCCCCTGCTCCAGCGCCAACACCTGCTCCTAAGGCAGCGCCTAAAAAGGCAGCACCTAAAGCAGCAAAGGCTAAAGAGGAATAATTATGCAAAAGATTTTTAACTTAACATCTACTTTCAAATCCGTTGAAGCCAACGAAGATGGAAGCGTGAATATCAAAGGATATGCCAGCACTAATGATACAGATAGGGCGGGAGATGTTATAGATAAAGAAGCATGGGAAAAAGGAGGATTGGATAATTTTGGAAATAATCCAATTATACTTTTTAACCATGATTACAATAGACCTATCGGTCGAGCCACAGGTCTAGAGACCGACGATAGGGGACTAAAACTTACCGCAAATATATCAAAAAGTGCTGGTGATGTTACAAATTTAGTCAAAGAAGGTATTCTAAGAGCTTTTAGTGTAGGTTTCCGCGTCAAAGACGCAGATTATATCGAGGAAACTGATGGACTAAAAATCTCTGATGCGGAGTTGTTTGAAATAAGCGTGGTATCCGTACCCGCTAACCAAGCAGCCACCTTCTCTGTGGCAAAGTCTTTTGATACTCAATCAGAATATGATGAGTGGAAAAAGCAATTTGTCAAAATAACCGAGACTGAAGAGTCTCAAGACGCAGACGAAAGTCTGTCTTCAAGAAAGGAAAACAAAATGTCAAAAGAAAATGATAACAAAGAAAAGTTTGATCTTGAGGAGTTCGCAAAGAAAGTTGCAAGTGAAACAGCAGCAAAAATTGCAATGCAGCAAGCGGAATCAAAAGCCGCTGAAGCAGCTGAAGCAGAGAAAGCCGCACAAGAGCAAGCTACAGAAGAAGCCGAACTCGAACAGAAAAAAGCTGAAGTTAAAGCGATTGTTGAAGCCGGTACGTCTGGAGCAGAAGAATTAGTTTCTGACCTAGAAAAACGTGTTGACGCAAACATGAGCAATGTCGAAGAAGTAGTTGACAGCTTGAAAGCAGAACTGGAAGAGAAGTCTGAAGAAATCATGAAAATCCGTGAATCTAAAAGAATTTTTGGTGAAAGACAAAGTAACACCGTTACTGAAGCCTTCGCTAAAGATTACGAAGATGCATGGTTACTGTCAAAAGCAGTCGGAGCAAGAAGCATCGAAGACACTAGATATGGTAAAAGCGTAATTGAAAAACAAAACGCTCACTCTGGTGTTGCAGTATCTTCTGCTGATTTCGAACAAACAGTTAGCACTAACATAGAAAGAGATATCCAAAACGCTCTAGTTTTGGCTCCTCTATTTAGAGAAATCGCTATGACAAGTGCAACTCAAATACTACCTATCTTACCAGATAGTGGCTACGCAGAGTTTACCTCTAACCAAGCCGCAACAGGATCTAGTCCTCATGGTAACTTAGCACAAACAGGTGATACTTATGGATCTCCTTATGGTGGTATTGATATGACTGAAAGAACTCTTTCAACTAAGAAACTGATTTCAACTTCATACTTAGGTAACGAAACTGAAGAAGATGCAATACTTCCAGTACTACCTTTAATTAGAGAATCAATGATAAGATCTCATGCAAGAGCAGTAGAAAACTCAATACTAGCTGGTGATGACGCTGATGGCGCATTCGGTACTAGTGGAGCTTCTTATGAAGGTCTACTTCACTTAGCAAGAAATGATTCAGACTACACTCAGTCAACAACTGCGTTTGCTTCTGACTCTCTAACAGCACTACAATTGTTAGCTGCTAGAAAGAACATGGGCAAATATGGTGTTGATCCATCTGAGGTAGTTTACATTGTATCTCAAACAGGTTACTTCCAACTTCTAGAAGATGCTGAATTCCAAGATGTCAACCTAGTAGGTGACGCTGCTACTAAACTTAGTGGTGAAATTGGTTCAGTATTTGGTTCTAAAGTTCTAGTATGTGATGAATTCGCAACAGCTGCAGTGAGTAAATTCCACGCAGTAGCAGTTCATCCTAGAAACTTCGTTGTACCTAGATTAAGAGGTATGACTGTAGAGTCAGACTATGAAGTGGTTAACCAAAGAAGAGTACTAGTTGCTTCTCAAAGAATTGGCTTCCTCGATCTAATCGATGGCGCTACTTCTAAGTGGGCACTTATGTATAAAGCTTCTTAAAGATAACTTTAAGTTTTTTAACGAATTATACCACGCAAGTGGATATGTTGAGAAATATGCTGGG